GTGAGCAACTTCCAAGTCGTCAACGCTCCGAACCTGCCAACCAATGACGGAAACGTCACCGGATTCGCGGGTAGTAAGAGCGCGCTGGTAATCGCTTCGCGGTTGCCGAACGATTACACGAAGTTCGCGCCGGGCGTGAGTTACGGGAATGTGCAGACGGTTACCGATCCGGACCTCGGACTCAGTGTAATGCTGACGCAATACGTCGATCACACGCTCGCCACCGGTAATCAGCGTTTGACGCTGATGTATGGCACGAACGCCGGTCAGGGTGCAGCGGGCCAGTTGATCAAAGCCGCAACCGGTTCGGGCTCAAGCCGCGCGAGCTAAGAGTTTGGAGTTGTGAATTAGGGATTGTTCACACGCCGCTCGCAGGTTTTTCTTGGGGATTTTCCTGCGGGCGGTAAGTGAGTGATTACGAATAAGCGAGCGCAGGAGTTGAGGATTTCGGTCGTGGATAACCACATCATCCGCGATTACATGGCGCGCATCTCGGCCGGAGACCGCATCAATCCGGTTATGATCCGAGGCGAGCGCGTCATTGACGGCAACCACCGCGCCGCAGCTTACAAACTTCTCGGAATGGATATTCCGACAATACCGGCATGACCATTTACGCAGATCCGGACAAGGGATGGTTTCACGGTCTCGGTGATGTCGTGTGCTTCGCGTGGTTGGGTGAAGGAATCCGGCAGGCCGGCAGCGATGTTTCATTTTTTGCAAAAGGTTGGCACGCTGAAGTCCTGAGACTATTTCGGCAGACGATCACGAAAGACGAAACCGGAGCGGTGTTTACGAACGAAGGCTACGAGACAGCTCGCAAGATCAATTCTCCAATGAATTATCTGCAATGGATCGCGCATCACCTTGGCGTTACGCATGAACCGAAGCGCCCGAAGATCGAGCCTGACCCCATGAACCGTGAACTCGGACGCAAGGCCTCGGGCGACGTTCTCATTTTCCCGCATGGCGTCTGGGGGCCGCGTGTGTGGCCGAAAAACTATTTCATCGAACTCGCATGGCTACTCTCGCGCGAGGGTTACAAGGTGCGAATCGTAATGAAGGAACGCGATTATGGTTTCTTTATGCCGTTCCATTGCATCGTCGGAAAACCTTGGCCGTTTATCGCATCGGCAATCCAGGCATCTCACCTTGTAATTGGAAACGATAGCGGGCCAGCGCACCTGTCTGGCACAATCGGAACTCAGACAATCTCTATTCATGGCCCGACCGAAGGATGGCGCATCTACGGACACCTGCCAGAAGTGCATCCGATAGAAAAGAAATCAATCGGTTGCGGCGGCTGTCATTGCTTACCCGAAGCCGATGGCGGCGCGTGGCGCGTGAGTTGCGAGACCGGATGTCACGAGCTTTACCGCACGTTTCCCGAAGAGGTATTCGAGATCGCTCGCAAGATGCTTCCGAAAGTCATCAAGCCGACGCGCGAAGGACAGCAGCAGATAGATCGTAAATGTAAATATGAAATGATAGCGGCATGACAACGATAAAAGAATTCAAGGACTTACCGCACCTCCGCGACACCGCTAAGGGTTATTCGTGCGACGATTATCACCAACTGATTGCGAAATCAGTAATCACGGAAGCAACGTTACTCGGTAGAGAGATTGATTACGTTGAGATCGGCGTGTTGACAGGCAACAGCGCGTCGGCCGTTCTCGCAACCGGCAAGATTAACCGCGCCGTTCTGGTGGACAATTTCTCGCTGATTTATCTCGGCGTGAAGCAATCAAAGAAGAAAGTTGAAGAGCGACTATCTCAATACGCCGGAAAGTTTGAGGTGATAGAAGGCGATTGTCGGTCAATTGTGCGAAATCTTAAAGAGACATTCGACATCGGCTTCGTTGACGGCGACCACGAAGAGGAGAGTTGCCGGACCGACATGACGAATATGCTCCCGCGCTTAAGGGATGACGGAGTGATGTTCATTCACGACGTAGGCAGTCATCCATTCACCTATCTTTTGCCGGTCGTAGCTGATTTCGCCATGAGGAATAACCTCTCAATGAGACTGCATGACGTTGCCGATGGGCTTGCGGAGTTACGGAGGATTTAATTATGTCAGAACTAAGCTGGGTTACTCAATCTCAGGTTCCTGAGTTTGGACTAATTAAATCTGCAACGGTCACACTCACTGACGCTCAGATCAAAGCGAACACGGTAACTCCCGTAGTCATTATTCCGGCGACCGAAACGTTGAATTATTCCGGTTTTCCCGCAACTGTTCCCAAAATTATATCCGCATGTGTCATTCTTGACGCAAGGGCGGGAGCATACACAGATATTTCTGTGAATGGCGGCGTTTTATTTCTAGCTTTAGGATCGGACGCAGGAGGACCGACCATATCAGGATCAGCAACAATAGCCGGAGCAGCATCAATTGCTCCGGTAGGCATAACGGCTCAGGCCGAAAAGCAAATGTTGAATTTTATAGTCGGCGACAATGTAACATTGGCTGACGATGGCACGCTGGATAACGGCATTAGTATTTACATGCTGAACGATACACCATTATCAGGGGGAAACCCCGCCAACACCATGAAAGTGATCGTCTATTACATAGTCGTGGACGTGAGTTAATATGAGCTGGATCACTTTAACCACCGAAGACGTTCTGAGCGAGTTCACGCTCCAGGAGGCGTCGTCACTTCGCAACCTTCAAGGCTCAGGGAGTGGCAGCGGCGCTCCGTTCGCTAACATCGACATCATCGTGATCAATGTGATCGACGAGGTGCGCGGATACATCATGGCGGGCGGCTACGATGTTGATCCGATTGAGGACGATACGATTCCTTCAGGACTTTTCGTTGACGCGATAGCTATTGCCCGCTGGCGTATCCTGATCGCGGTTCCAATGTTGAAGCAGCTCCAGACTGAGGAGCGCAGGCAGGCATTCGACAAGGCAATCGAGAAACTCCTGCTGATCTCGAACAGGAAATTTACTCCCGAACCGATCCCAGGCGGTCTCACCGTTCCGCGAGGCGGCAATTGGAACAGCGAAAACAAACTAATCATGCGGGCGCATCCGATCCCGCGGCCGGCAACGCAGTTCACGCCGCAGACCAACACTTACGCCAATCCTACTGGACCGGCAGACACCACGAACACGCAAACCACCGGCACGCTCGTGATCGGAACGTCTTACACGATCCTCCTGTATGTGACAGGCGACGACTTTGAAAACGTTGGCGGGACGAACACAACGGGCACCATCTTCACTGCCACGGGAACGACGCCGACGACTTGGACTAACGGTTCACAGCTTCAAACATGACCGAGAAACTTTCACCTATCGCGCGAGCGTTGCGTGTCGCGTCAGGACTAGAGGACACGAAGGCAGCGCGCCGGATCGTGATGCTCATCTGCGAATCAGGCATGAAGATGGACAAACCCGTGTCGCAAGAACAGACCGAAGGCGAGAAGCACTACGCAAAGCGGGAGAAGTTCATTAAGCGCATGAAATCCTCCACGGATCGCGTGCTGAATTACGCAAAGCACGAGACTCTCCGCAAGATCGAGAAGCATTTCCGCGACAATCCAGAGATTTCAGCGGCGGAAGGCGATGCACCGGACGCGCAATCGTCATCGCTTTCCTCGCGCCTTACGTTCGACAAGGACGTTTTCGCTCCCGAATTACTCGCCGCATTGCGCGAAGATCAGGAATCGGCGTTGAACACCGCGGGACAACAGCTTTACGATGAGATCGGCAAGGATTCCGTGTGGACGACTCCCTCCAAGGATGCCATACAGTTCGTTCAGGATCGCGCCAATCTGCTCGCAAACGTTCCCGACGAGGTTCATGCGGAGATTATGCAGTCAATCGAGCAGGGGCTTCAGCAAGGCGAGTCCCGAAAAGAACTGATGTCGAGAATCAGTTCAGCGTTCGACGAGATTGCCCGTGGTCGCGCCGAAACGATTGCGAACACCGAGACAGCGGCCGCGTTCAACTACTCGCGCGACAAGGCCATGCGCGAAGCTGGCGTGACGCATAAGAAATGGTTGCACAGTCAATCACCGCTGATCAAGGAACCGAGGCCGACGCACCTCGCCGCAGATGGACAGGTGCAGCCGATTGACGAGCCGTTCGACGTTGGCGGCGTTCAATTCATGCGACCGGCAGATGATTCACTCGGCGCGGGGCCTGAGGACATCATTAACTGCCATTGTGTAGCGATTCCAACCGAATGAGCGCGACAATCACAATCCAACTTTCGCCGCAAGCAATCGCGCTCTCCGAAAAGTTCAAGCGCGCGCCGCAGGAGTTTCCGCAAGCGATCGCGCGTGGAATGACTAGAGCATTACAAATCGTTTCTGGCAGGATTCAGGAGAAACGATTGACCGGACATGGCCCGTTTCCCGTTACCGAGCATCGACTTGGAGAGCGCACCGGACAGTTGAAACTTCGCACGCAAGCAACGCCCGCGACCGTGACGACCGAAGGCAACGAGTCGGTGATTACCGGCGCGATCGGTTCGAGCGTGTTCTATGCAGCGTTTCAAGAGTTCGGAACTAAGAATCTGCCGGCGCGTGCTCCTTTTACCACCGGCATTCAAGAAAACATCACCTACATCTCCGGCGAGATTGAAAAGGAAATAGTTAAGTGGGAAGCACCATGAAATCGCTCCCGAATGTCACGCTGATTTCCTACGACAACACCGACGATCCGTCGCGGACGTTGCGCGCATTGGAGTTCAGCTCACGCGAAATCAAGTTTGCGGACGTTGTGCTTGTATGCCGCAAGACGCCGGAGCATTCAAACGGAACGACGATTCAACGAATCGGTGAAAAAGGCTATGCCGCGGCGATGATATGGGAGATCGCAGGGCTACAGCATTACGTCGAAACTGACTTTGCGCTTTGCATTCATCACGATGGTTACGTGATAAACCCGAACGCATGGCGCGATCGTTGGCTGCAATATGATTTCATCGGGGCACCGTGGCCGGCGTCGGCGCACCCATGTCACCCCGG